CAACAGGCAACCGATCCAAAATATATTGAGGAGTTACAGCAAAAAGCGGGTCAACTTAAAGATAGAATGATGGACGTTAACGCGGAAATCAATGCAATGGCTTCGGGTTCTAAATTTGAGCGTGTCTCTAGCTCTTTAGGGTTGGTTGGTGAGTCACTTAGAAACATGGATTTTGCCGAAGCGTCCGAGCGTGCAATGCTATTTGCTAAGACTGCCAAAGCAATTACGTTTAAAGATGCAATAGGTAGCGTTAAAGACTTAGGTAAAACTTTCATGACTGTAGGTAAAGCAATACTTACAAATCCTTTATTTCTTATTGCTGGTATTATCGTTATAATTGGAGTTGCTATTGTCAAACTACTTGACAAAATGGGTATCTTAAAGAAAATCTTTGAGGCTATTGGGGCGGTTGTAGATTGGTTAATACAAGGATTGAAAGACTTTTTAGATTGGATTGGTTTAACAAACTTTGCAGTTGAAGATGCTGCACAAGCACAAGCCGACGCCGCTAAAAAAACAGCCGAAGCAATGGAGGCAAAAAGCGCTGCAGTTGTTCAAGGTTACGACCAAGAAATACGCATGGCAGAATTGGATGGCAAAAACACCGAAACTGTTACCATGAAGAAACTTTGGTGGCTTCGAGAAGTTCAAAAAGCCAAGGCTCAACAACTTATTGACGAGTTAAGAATTGCCAAAATAACGGGTGATTTAGATGAAGCTGAATTAAAAACATTAGAACAAAAAATGTTTGCTGAAATTGCCTTAGTTAGAAAAGCAACCGATGACATTACATATCAAAGAAAGGTAAACGCAAAAAACAAAGAAAAAGAAACAGAAGATGACGCTAAAAAAGATGCTGAAAATGCAAAAAAAGCAAGTGAAACAAGAAAAAAGAATCAGGAAAAAATAAACCAAGAAATTCAAAAAGCGGTTCAATTTAATAAAGACGCTCAAAAAGAAAATGAATTAAATTTACTTTCAGCGCAAGATCGTGAAATAAAAATTTCCAACGATAAATACCAAGCGCAAATTGACCAAGCGACAAAATACCAACAAGACTATTCGCAAATTGTAATTGCTCAAAAGAATGCAGAAAATGAAATCAATTTAAAATACGAAACTGAAAGAGTAGCAAAAGCACAAGAGGCGCAAGCTATAATTGACCAACTTAATAAAGATTTTCTAAACGCTAAACTTTCAGATATTGACCAAGAGAAATTGGCAGTATCAAATAAGTACGCAAAAGCAATTGAAGACGCAGAAAAAAATGGACTTGATACAACGGTATTAAAAGCAAATCAAAAGGCGGAGGAAGATGCTATTGATTTATCCTACGACGAAAAGAAAAAGGCAAACATGATTGAGTTGGCTTCGTGGATGAATACTTTTAACACGGATGAAAGAGCAAAATATATTGCTGACTTAGATGCTAAACAACTTGAAGATGAAACAAAATTAAAAGAGGCAAAGGCTAATAATTTATTAAGCGAACAAGAATACCAAGACGCCTTAAAAGCTATTCAAAAAAAGACAATAGATGACGTCGCGGAATACGATAAGAAAAAAGCAAAAGATAGTTTAAACTCTAAGCTTGAAAATATTCAAAAGTACGTCGATGCAAGTACGGGTTTAATGACTGCATTGGGTGACTTAGCCGTTGCGACTGCAAAAAAAGACGTTAAAAGTCAGGAACAAGCGGCGCGTCAAAAGTTTAAAATTGATAAGGCGGCCGCATTAGTTAATGCTGCAATGGCTACAGCCGTGGCAATTGCTAAAGCATCTCCAAATCCAGCGTTAATGGCATTGGCTGGTATAACGGGTGCGGCACAAATTGGAGTAATTGCAAGTAAACAATTTAACTCAGGCGCTGGAACACAAGCACCAACAACTCCAAATCCATCGGTAAGCGAACCGCAATCAGGTGGCACACCACAATTTAATATGTTTGGTAGCGCTGGAACTGCAAATAATCAAAACGCTAGCGGTGCAAGTACAAACGGCCAAAATATTACGGTAACGGCGGTTGTAAGTGAAACAGATATGACATACACTCAGGAACGTGTTAACGCTATGAAATCAAGCGCTTCACTATGACATCAAAGGCGAAGTTTAATAGTCAATTAGGAGCGTGTACACGTACGCTTAATGCTGAGATTAAAAAGACTATTGTCGACGTTAAAGCTGTGCGTACTGGTTTGATGAAAAACACCATGAAAGTAAAGGTTGAATTTGACGATAGTAAAGATATTTTTACAATAAGGTCAGTTAAAGAAACTTTTTATTTTAAATTTGTGGATAAGGGGACGATTTACATAACACCCCGAAACATAACAAATAAAACAATCAATAAAGATAATGTTCAAAAAGCATTCAATAAATTGTACGATGTTTATATTGATTATTTAATTGACCGTGAATTTGAAATTGTAAAACTTTAATTATGGCATTTAGGACACCCCGAGATATAGATAGACGTTACACCCGTAAATTCAAAGAGATAATCTTAAACGCTCCTTTGATTGATACGCGCGCGCTTTATAAATCCATTGACGTAACAGCGGAAATTGACTACGATTTCGGAACTTTCATGTCTAGTAATTACACTTTCACGGTAAAGATTTACGCGGAGCCTTATTTGTGTTACCACATTATACCTATGCAACTATTAAGCTGGTTTAAGAATTCGCGATCGTTTAATAATACGACGCAAAGATATAGGCAGTATTTCCGTGCCTACCTACAAAACGAATATCCACTAATAAATTTTGACAATATTACGTTTGAACTTGCAGACATTATAATAGTCAACCAACCTGAGGGTGGTGGGTTCTATAATTTCTTTTTGGAGGGTTAATCTTTGAGTTTTAATTCAGACTCCATAGAAAGCCAATTTAAGACCATTATGTGTGGCAATTCAGTCACTTCATTTGCTTTGGTAATGTCGCCGTTACATAATTGATAAATTAATCTTTGCCAACCCCATTTATTATTAGTTGGTTCGGGTTTTGTTTGTTGTATTTCATCTTCATCTTCCTCAAAATCTTCATCTTCATCTTCCTCAAAAAGACCTTTATATTTATCTAAAAGTTTTGTACGGTAAGAAATGTAATTTTCAATCGTTGTATAGTGTTCTAAGATAGACTCCTCTTGTATTTTTTCACATTCAAAGGTTAATAATTCGTAACCTCTAATCGTTGCACAAATCTTATCAATGTTTTCAAGCGGTGCTTTGTTGGTGCAATAGAATTCTAAGTCTACAAAATTTCCAAAACTTAAATGCTTAAATGATTGGTTTGATTTTTTGCTAGGTATTTTATCAATCCAATTAAACTGTTTTAGTATTTTTTTTAATTCGGTTTCATCCGTATCAAAATAATCTTCACCCGTAACTATTGAGATACGTTCAATAAGGAATTCTGTAGGGCTTAAATCTTCCTGTTCAAGCCCTACAATTTCCAAAAATTGGTTGACTGTTACGTCGCTCCAACTATTTACCATCTTCTAAAGATTTTAAAGTTTTCTTTGCCACTAAAGTAATGTAAGGAATAGCAAAATCCGCTGTTACATTATCTTCAAATAACTTTGCTTTAAGTTCTAAATGTGATTTCTCAAAATGTTCATTTACGGTCAAGTCAGCACGTTTAAAAATAATGGCTAAAATGTAACTAGGGAAATTTGTTACACCACGTTTAGCGCTTTTTTCAATCTCAATTAAATCCTTTGTTTTAAACTTAAATTCGTCACCCGTGTAAGCAACGTATTTATAACCGTTCAATTCAATTTCTTTTGCTGGCAATTCACTTGTAATTGTCATTGCGTTAAAAGACTTAATTAATTCAATGAATGAATCATTATCCATGTCGTAAATAAGCGCCTCAGGTAGTCCAAGTGATTTAAACACTTCGCAGTATTGTTCTAATTTCCCTAACGTTTGAGACTGTAGGATTGTGTAGATTTTGTTAAATTCTTTCAGCGTTATTTCGCTGGCTTCGTTCCTTAGTTCAAAAGTTTCATTCTCTAATTTTACGTTTATCATAATTTCTATTTTAGGACAAAGATACAAATTTCCCTATTAAAGGCATGCAATTACCAGTTTATAATATTTCAATAGATGAATGCGACGCAGAAAATGGCGAGTATTTAGGCGTTTTGGAAATTGCAAACACGGCAAACCCCGCGATAATGATTAAAGGAATAGCGCTTAGCGAAATCAAACAAATGATTTTTAAAGACGATTTGTTGTATCGTATTGCAAGCCCTGTTTTAATACCATCAAAGATTTACCGTAGAGATGCTGAAACGGGCGAAGAGTATTACGTCAATGTAACTAGCGAAGTAGTCGAAAAAATGTTTATGAAGTTCCAAAAAGATAGGAGCGGTCAAGATATTTTCAACGACGAACACGATGAAAGCAAACGTGTACCTAGTTACATCTTAGAAACGTGGCTAGTTGAAACACCAAAGACTGATAAATCATTTATTACATACGGTATAGAATGCCCCCCTAAGACATGGTTTGCAGTTCAACAGTTCACAGATAAGAAAGCGTATTTTGAATGCGTTGAAAGCGGTAAGATTGGATTTTCTATTCACGGAGAAAGTGCGTTGAAATTCACAAAACAAGAAATTATTAAACAAATAAATATGAGCAAAAAGAGAAAGTTTGTAGCTCAATTCACGGAAGCAATCGGAACGGATAGTGGTGAAGTAATCGTAACAGCAGACGTACTTGAAGTAGGTGCAGAGGTTGCTGTATTAGATACTGAATTTAGTCCAATCGAAAACTTTAGCGGAGAAATTACCATTGAAGATACACCCGTAGTAATTACAGATAATGTAATCACGTCAATGGGTGCTGAAGAAATGGAAATGGCAACCGAAGAGGTAGTTGTTGAAGAGGTTGAGATGGCAACAGAAGAGGTTATCGAAGAGGTTGAAATGGCAGTTGAAACGCCAACAGATGCGCCCGTAGTTGAAGCGTACACAAAAGAGGAAGTCGATGCGAAATTTGACGAAATCTACGCAATGATTGCAGAGTTGAAAGTTGCTGATGTGGCAACAGTCGAAGAGGTAGAAATGAAAGAAACACCAAAAACTGGCATAGAACTAAAAATGTCAAAAATTAATCAATTAACAAATTTTTTAAAATAACAAATTATGAGCAGAAAAGTACATTTTGCAATGGACGTTACAACAAACGCTTTATTGCAAGTTAACCCAAAAGAATTTTACACGCGTGCCTTATTGGCTAACCGTTCAAGTGCAATGTTTCGTCAATTGCTAGGTATCAAAGAGGCAACAAAAATCGCCGCTTTAGATTTCGGTACATTGTTAACGGAGGCAGATTGTGACTTCGTTGCTAACGATTCTACATTGTCAGCTAAAACAATGAACATTTGTAAAATCGCTTTGAATACTGAAGTTTGTCAATTCGAGATTGAGCAATCTTTCTTGGCTGATTGGATGAATGCTGGTTCTAACGGAGATTTTATGCCTGCAGCGTTTGCTACGCATTTTTACGACCAATTAGGACGTACAGTTTCTGACCAATTGGAGTACCTTACTTGGCAAGGTGACACAGAGGGTGCGACAGGTACTTACTTAGACCTTTGCGACGGTTTGGAAAAACAACTTTCAGGTGCTGACATTCCTGTAGCTCAAAAAATCGCGGGTACTACAATCACACCATCAAACGTAGTTGCTCAAATGACTTTGGTATACAACCAAATCCCTAGAGCTTTGAAAAACCGTAAATCTGAAATCAAATGGTTCGTTGCTCCTAACGTTGCAGACGCTTACAGATTGGCAGTTGCTACTCAGTCAGCTGAAATGTACACTACTAAAGAGGCGCCTTTGAATTTCTTAGGTTACGAGTTAACAGTTGGTGACGGAATGACTGATTCAACAATGACTTTCTCGTTGCAGTCTAACTACATTTTCCTTGCGGATTTGGTATCAGACCCAAGCGACATTACTACTATCAACATGAAAGAAACAACGGGAGATAGAAAAATCCGTGTTATTTCTGATTTCAAAGTTGGTTTCAACTACTTGAATGATGATGAGTGGGTAACTTACAAAATCGCATAACATTAACGAGGGGGTTTAATTGCCCCCTTTTTATTCACTTTTAAAAAATAGAAATTATGCCTTGTGAAATATTAGAGGGGATTGAGTTAGGTTGCGACAGAAACAGCGGGGGTTTACACCAAATCATTGTTGGGGACATGTCCGACATTTCTACTCAAGTTGTTGATTTACCTACGTGGATTATTACAGCAATGACTGCTTCAACACCACCAGTTGAAATTGCAGTTAAAAGAAAAACATCAAACTACGTTGAAGATTTGCAAAAAGACTTCGTTAACGGGTCAGATGTGAATACTTATACGATTACAGCAATGTTACACCGTAGAGACTCAGATAAATCTAGAAAATTAAACATTCTAGGCGCTGGTCAAAGATACCTTTACGTTATTTGTTTAGATGCAAATGGTAAATATTGGTATTTCCCTAACGTACAACTACAATCAGTTGGCGAGGGTTCTGGTCAAGAGCGTGCTGACGGTTCGAAATATGCAGTTGTTTTGATTGGAGAAGACGATCAACTAGCATACGAAATTGAGGCATCTGTTGTTGCTTTGCTTTTAGATTAATTTATCACTTTTAAATAATTAAGGTTGTTCAAATTGGACAGCCTTTTTTTGTGTCCTATTATTTACATGATTTATTTAGATAAAGATATTTCCACAAATATAGCATTGACGCTGACTGAAAGTTCACAGTTAATTTCGCCTTATTATTTGTTTCACTTCGTTAACGAGATTAATTTAACAGAAACGTTTGTAAACTTTGAAGATATTAGCGGATATCCTGAGCGTTATAACTTATTTGTAATGCAATTAGATTACGTTAAAGGTCAATATACCTATACGGTGTATGAAAGTGCAACACCGGACCCGCAAACGATAGCAGAAACAACGGGACGTATTATAGAAACAGGCATAATGATTATAAACTCCGATGAGGATGTTAATTCAAATATTTATTTATGAAAATTTTAGGCATTAATTTTAGTAGAGGTTCCGTTGTAAGGACGGAGCAACAGGCATACAGCACACCGTTTGGCACTATTGGTGACGGTAACTTAGCGTTACCGTTTATACAGTCCCAGGTTCACAAAGCGGGGGTTATTTACTTCGGTCAAGATAATTTATTTCCAAGTGTGCTAGACCAAATGTATTATACTTCGCCTATTCACGGAGCAGTTATTGACTTTACAGTTATGGCTGTAATTGGTGGCGGATTTACTGTTGACGGTTTAAAAGACGGTAAAGACAAAGTCGATTTTAATGTTTGGGCGCGAATGAATAGAGTTGACCGTAATCTTGAAACGGTTGCAAGGGACTACAAATTACATGCACGCGTTCACTTTATTTTAAAGTATTCTGATAGTGGTAAATTCTTAACAATGGAGCGCGTACAGCCCGCCTCTATTCGATATCGTTTTGACGGTAACTACGAATTTTCTACGGATTGGTCAACTGGCAAAGAGCGACGTTTCATCGAGGCGTTTCACCATGCAAAAGTAGGCAAGTTTAACGAGATGCTTTATACTTTTGGCGAAGTTGGCGCCGGTCAAGATATTTATCCAATACCTACTTATTCAAGTTGCTTAAATTGGTGCTATTTAGATGGTGAACAATCGTATTTTCACAAATCAAACTTACAAAACTCAATTTTCCCTAGCCTTATAATTAGACGTCCTAAAAGATTCGGTTCTAAGAAAGAGGTTGAAGACTTCAAAGACGGTTTAATGAATAACAAAGGCGCTAAAAACGCTGGTAAAGTATTCGTATTGACTGGTGACGGAATGGAAAATACACCTGAGGTTGTAGTTCCGGGTGCTCAATCAAATGATAGACTTTTTGAGGGTACTTCAAAAGAGTTAAAAGATAATATTTGCTTTGCTCACAAAATTAACCCCGCTATTATGGGGGTTAAAGTTGCGGGTTCACTAGGTAATGCTCAGGAACTTGAGATGAGTTACGCTATTTTCGAGAAAAACGTTGTATTTCCAATGCGTAAACAGCTTGAAAATATGTATAACGAGTTGTTGCAAATTGCAAACGTTAACGGAGTTTTTAATATTACTGGTTTCAAAATTATCGGTGAAGAAATTGTCGGCGGTGAAGAAAGTAAAATCAATAAAACGGGCGAATTACTTAATGCGATGTCACCATTACTTGCAAACAAAGTACTGGATAATCTTACAATCAATGAAATTAGAAGTATCGCAGGACTTGCAAATGTGCCAGACGGTGACCAATTAGCAAACCCAACAGCACCCGTAAACAATAACACAGAAACTATTGCACCATGATTTACTTTGTAACAGAAAATTACTTAAAACAAAAGACACCGATAACGCAAAATGTAAGCGCAACAGATGTTATGCCGTTTATTGAGCCTAGCGCGAGCGGGTGGATGCAGTCAATTTTAGGTACTTACTTTTTTAACGATTTATTGGTAAAATACAACGCGCAAACTTTAAACGCTAACGAAACTATTTTAGTAGAGAAAATCAAGCCTGCGGTTGCTTGGCGCGCGACGGTTGACTGTGTTTTAGGTTTAACATACCAACTAAAAAATAAGGGACTACAAAAACAAAACGGAGACAATTCAGAAAGCGTTGACCAAACAGAAACAACGTTTGTAATGCGCCACTACGAGCAGAAAGCTGAATTCTTTGAGATGATTACACGAAAATATTTAAAGATTAATAAAGACTTATTTCCTGAGTTTATTTCTAATTTAAATAGAGATTCAGAATTAGCGCCACAGCACGACGATAATTTTAACACCGATACAATGTTCATATGATTAGTTATCTACAAGCGGTAAACGTTATAAAGACCTTTGCAGATCAACACTTGCAAGTTAATAAGTTTGACTTTGAGTTCAAGGAGCAAATGCAAAATTTAGCTACATTAAACGAGGCTTATCCATTTGTTTATGTGGTTCCAGTTGCAAGTGATACGATAGCAAATGTTAACGAGTTTGACGTTGAAATTTATTGCGTGGATAGGTTGCAGAAAGACCGCTCAAATGTTAACTACGTTATTTCTGACTGTAATCAAATTTTAAACGATTTAGTTTTGTGGCTTGAAGAGGGACAAAACGATATTGAAATTGTAGGAACTGCAACACAAACACCGATAAATAACGACTTACTAGATTACGTTGGCGGGTGGGTTTTACGTGTACGTTTGCAAGTGGAGAAAATCGGACTTTGTGAAATTCCTTTAGGCGAAACACCACCCCCGCCCCCTGGTTGTGAAGATGCGGTGGTAAAAAATTCAGATGGTACTTATACGAAATTAGTTCCTAGCGGTGGCACTTTGGTTTTACCTGATACAACATATAATTTTATTATTAACGGAGTTACAACTAGCGAAACAGTTGCTAGTTTAAGCGACAACACATTCAATATAGTATGGCAATAATTGATATAAATATTCCGATTGAAGATGCTGTTACAGACGGCAGTTTAAATCCAGTAACTAGCAACGCTGTTTTTGATGCTTTGGCGGGTCTTACAGTTTCAGATTTGCAAAGTGTTACAGACGTAGGAAATTTCACCAATCACGATATTCAATTCAATGCGGGGGTTGGTATTTTATTAAATAACGGCTCAAGACTTCGCAACGGAACTAGTGATTTAGACAATCAAGGAAATAAAGGAATAGCGCAAATTGACGCTGGTGGTTTTGAGTTGGTATGGGAAGAAGGAAGTCAATATGTAATGGACGGTAACGGTACTTTGATTCGTGAAGTAAACCATAAATTCAATATCGTTCCTGACTTAAATAACGATAGTACTCAGGGCTTTTACGTTGGTTCTAGATGGATTTTAGACAATGGAGATGTTTATGTTTGTACTGATAGCACTGTTGGTAATGCGATATGGGAAATAGCCCCAAATGCTGATTGGAATGCAACAACTGGGTCAACTGCAATAGCAAACAAACCAACTATTCCTACAATACCTACATTTACACCGATGCCTTTCAAACAAAATGTAAATGTTACGCATACGGGAACGACTGCAAATACTATTGTTGCAAGTTATTTAATTACTGCGGGGACTTTTGAGGCAAATGATTTTTTTAGATTTGTTGCTGTAATGACTGCAACAAATAATGCAAATGTTAAGACCTTGCGTGTTTATCTTAATTCAAGTATTTCATTAACGGGTGCAACTTTGATAGCAACTAGATTGTTGACTTCGTCAGCTGGTGCTGCAATGGCAAGAGATTTAGTTTTTAAAAATAGTTTAACATCTCAGGAAATTTTAATCGTTACGAATAGCGCTGGAGATAATGAAGCTAGTGCAAACGTTGGAGTTACATCTTTATCAGTTAATTTTGTTGCAAATCAATATTTTATTGTTGCTGTAGAATTAACAAATTCAGCTGATAGTGTTAATTTAAATAGTTTACGAACAAATATTTTCAGATAATGATAGTTATAAAAGCAATATTAGACAATGATTTTATAAGACCTGAAACGAGTTTAACTGTAGAGCAAATGCAAACGGTTACAAGTGTTTTAAGTAATGGCAACGAATTTATTTATTATCAAGGCGACGAACAATCTATTGATAATCAAAATAATTGATTAATTTAGCAGTCATGACAGAAATAATAAAAATATTCAAGAATTACGGTAGCCTTGGAGTGCTTACTATTTGGCTGTTAATTACTAATAATAGAGTTGACAAATTAGAGATGAAACTTGAAGCGTGCAACGAGTCTAAAATCGAAATTCTAAGGAGCAAAGTTAGTCAGCACAAAGAAAATAAGTTACCGTTAATAGCAATTTTAACAGAATCAATATCAATTAAAAATAATAAAGATGAAAAATGTTGAAAAAATGGATTTATTGGAACGCTTAGAGGCGCCAACTCCAAAGAGAAACAAAAGACTAGGGCGTATTTTTACCGCTATTGGTGTGATATGCGGAACTATTTTAACCGCTGGAGTTGTAACGGCGCCTTTGGGTATTACAATTTTAACAATAGCTACTGCTGTGAGCGGTGGGGTTGCAGTTTTCAATGGTCAAAAAGTCGAGGAGTAAATCTCTTAATGTACATTAATACAAAATTAAAATCATGGTTGAGAAAATTGGTAAGAATGTACACAAAATCAGTTTATCTGGCGAGTACAACGAAGTAGCGTTACTTTCAGATTTACATTGGGATAACCCAAAATGTGATAGAGTACTATTAAAAAAGCATTTAGACCATTGCCTAAAAAATAATATTCCTGTAGTTATTACGGGCGATCTTTTTTGCCTTATGCAAGGTCGAGGGGATAAACGATCAAACAAATCGGACATCTTACCAGAGCATAATAATTTCAAGTATTTAGATTCAATCATTGAAACGGCTGTAGAATGGTTTACACCGTACGTAAGCGTCTTAACTGTTATTTCGTATGGTAACCATGAAACGAGTGTAATTAAATGGCAAGAAACGGATATTTTGCAACGTTTTGTTGACTTATTAAATATGACTACGGGAGCTAACGTTCAAGTTGGTGGTTACGGTGGATGGATTGTTTATGAAATTACAAATAGAAGAAACTCAAAAGTAAGTTTTAAACATAAATATTTTCATGGATCAGGCGGTGGTGGTATTGTAACAAAAGGTGCAATCAATTTAACTAGAGCTTTGGAAACTTACGAGGGTTTTGATTTGTTCAGTATGGGACATATTCACGAAAATAGCTGCAGAAATGATAGCAGAGAAGTTTTACATATGAATACTACTGTTACTGAAATTCGATTAAAACAAATACACCATTGCATAACTGGCACTTATAAAGAGGAATATGGAGATGGTTCTAAAGGGTGGCACGTTGAACGTGGCGCACCGCCAAAACCTTTGGGTGGTCGTATATTAATGTTAAGCACTAAACGTATAGGAGATAAATTGTGTAAAAGTTTAGATTCAAAAGGTTTTCCAATTTAGACTAACATATTAGTCAAAAAGGGTTTATTTCATTAAATTAGCTAATATATTAATCAAAAAAAATGGCAAAAATAATTTTAGAATTCGATTCATGTGAAGAGCAAGACGACGCTAGAACGGCACTAGATGGCTACATGTGGAAATTAGCCGTTTGGGACTTGGACCAAAAATTACGAGGGGTTGTTAAGTACGAATCAAGTATTCTTGAATATAGCGAAAAAGCATCAAATGCAGAAATTGAAGTAGCTGATGCGGTACGTTTAGAAATTAGAGAAATTTTAAATAGTTACGGTTTAAATTTAGATTAAATGAGCAACGTTAGAAGTTACACTGATATTGAATTACTAGAGAAAGTCAAAACATTAAAAGGATTCAAAGGTATTCCTGAAACTTACTGGATTTTAGCGGTCCGGTCCAATGAAGATGAAACGGATAAATTCGATGATAAATGTTATTTATTTCGTGGATCAAAGTTTGTCCTGGTTACTTCATGCACAACAAACAAAGGAAATAAAGGTACTGGCGTTGTTTGTGCGAATGTTTGGAACTACGGCGCGTATGTAATTGGTAAGCATAAAGGCAAAGT